CCGCTTTATCCGCTCAAGCTCTTTGCGGTTAGGAGACAGAAGGTACATCTCGGTGTCCGTGACCGGAAAGTCGAACATGCCAAAAGCATCAACTTTCTCGGCAACCGAACCTGCCAAAACGTTCTCGATAATTCTCAACTCGCGCCGGTCGGCGCGACAGACGTAATTCAATACGTCGTCCAGACTAATGTCGCCTCTTACGCGGGCGGGACGTGTTCGCCGGGCTTTGAGCGCGCCGGCGGAACTTCTTTCTTGTGTTTTAGACATAATCAAAAAAGATTTTTAAATAAAAAGCGTGCAATCGCAACTGTCTAAATTCACAAGGTAAATTTTGCCGGCATTACTGCTACGGCATTGCTACACACGCTTTATAAATATTTGTTTTTAAGAACTTGGCATAAAAAATGCCCTTTTTCGGGCAACCATTATGCCCTTGTAAATTTAGACGGTGCAAAGATACGACTTTTTTTGAAATGCAAGGGAAATGAAAAAAATATTTTTTTTGCAGGAATCTCACACTTCCCAAAAATCCAGCCCATAATCCTCATAGAGGGAGAAACGACTGTCGCCGGAGATTAATGTTCTATTGTCGGCGATAGCGTGAGCGATAATATTGCGGTCGTATGGATTTTTATGTTCTCTGAATGCGGGCAAATCCCCAAGGTATTTGAGATGCTTTTTCTCAAAATTATAAACATCTATTCCGTAAGAATCTAATATTTGAAGGAGTGTTCTGCAATCCATATTCGTCTTTATATCGCCAAACGAGGACAAATTCAAAAATTCCGTTACCACTTCCATTGACGCAGCAAAATCACCCTGACAATACTTTATATCCTCAGCAACTCCTCTAACACGCTTATTTCCCTCAAGCAGCCAAATCAAAACACAGGTGTCAATAAAATATCGTTTCATTTGGCAAAGTCGAAAATGGATTCGTTATAAGAAATTTGCCCTTTTAAGCAGCCGAAAAAGTCTATCAGCCTGTATATTTTCTTTTCCGGCGCCTCTTTTTTAACCTTTTTAACCTTGCAGGGTTCCTTTACTGTTTCCATTGTAAAAGCATTTTTAATTAACTGATTTTTCATGGTGCAAAGATACACATAATTTTAATCATCCCAATCCTCCGCACCATATTCTATCGGATTATTCGCCGCAAACTCAAAGAACACCCGCCAGCCGAACATATTCAGTATCGGCGCGTGGCATGGTTCAAACTCAAAACTTCCGGGTTGGAGTTGTTTGATAAAATCATACTGCCGCTGTCCTACATCGTGCCACATTCGTGCTTCAATCTGACGACAGATCATCAATGTTTCATCACCTATGGCGTCCAAGTCATAAATGCCACGCACGTCATAAGGTTGAAAAATGGAAAACAAACCCGTCGCAAAGTCAAAACATTGATCGCTGTTAGCTGCTTTTTGCCCAATTTCAAAATTCTCAAGCACCAAAACATTAGTAAATGGCGCAAATTTTCCATTTCGTATCGCCGTGCCAGCTTCCCCAAGGTCTTTCGTGCTAAGTTTAAGGAAGCCGGAAATAAGTTTGTGTTTTTCCGCTATCTTTCGGAAATAATTCGTATATTCATGTAATGTTATCATGTCCGCTTATTTTTATTGGTTATTTTTTCAAATTCATCCTGTTGGTATTCAGCATCTTCGATGACTAACTCCCGTTGTCGCAGAAACGTCATCATATTACGTACTGCAATCTCGTCCGCCTCTTTCTTTTCTTCCGTCGCCTGCTGCAGGATTACGTCCGTCCACGACGACGCCTTTCCGTCCTTTTTCTTTAGCCGGTTCTTGTAAATCTTTGGGAACATTTCCTGCAACGCCTCCCGACACGAAAAGAAAAAGATAAAAATCAAATCTTTAATCTCCTGCGGCCACTCTTTAATAAGCAACATATCACGTTCAATCAGTTGATCATTGAAAACCCGCCGGTCATCAAGATTATATTCGTCCGACTCTCTCCACTGCTCCACATCAGCGCGTGCCGGTCGGTAAATCGTCGCTATAAGCCTGTCCAACGCCTCCGTATCTCTCTGTACAACTCCGTGTCCTCCGTGCCTCTGTGCTGAATCCGGACTAGCCAACTCCATAAACGCCGCCTCCGCCATCGTGAACTCCCATATCTGTACATTCGACAGCCCAGCCTTTGGACCGTAGAACCCGTTATATCCCGGCAACAGTTGGCGGGTGAGTTTTTTGGTAATGATTACCTCCCCTAACCCATCCAAAGGAGGGGAATTTGGCGGGGTCGTGGTTTTTTCGAATAGAAAATCGAATAGCCCATCCGTCGCCGTCAGCAGATCCGCGCAATACTCCTCGTACCGTCCCGGGCGCGAATGTTTTAGGAACGTCATCTTCTCAGTCGGCAGTTGGAAAAACTCCACCACCAACCGAAACATAAGACTATTATACGACTGCCCCTCATTCATCGCCCGTATCAGAAACAAAACCTGATCCCGGGTGATTTCGTCCCAGTTTTCCGGAGCGGTGAACTTTTTTCCAAATGTCTCAAGTGTGTGCATAAATATTCGTATTCATTTGTTTCAGTGGTGATTGAATCATGTCATTTCTAAATTTTGTAACCAAGCTATTTGAGGGATGATTTTGTTGATAGTATAAGGCTGCCCCCCATATTGAATCTGTATTTTGTTGTTCTCTTTGCACTTCTAAGGCATATTCGGTCATTAATTTTCTTATCAAGTCAGGTGATATTTTAACCTCATCTTCCACGCGAAAATAGCTACCGTCAACCGTTAAAAAACATTGTGGTAAATGTTCTCGTATTATTTCATCTATCGTTTTCATCTCTTATATTTAAAATTCATTTATTCGTGTCAATTCGTGTCATTCGTGGCTAAATCAAAATCCAATCGCCCTTTCGCTCCGCGTATAAAATGCCCCGTCTTTGCTGCCATCGTCGGCGTTGATCAACTCGTTGAGGTCAACCATGGCAGCATCGCCATCGGCGATGAGTTGTTGGTAAAGTTGATTCAAAACCTCAAGCCGAACAATGTTCGATGCTTTGATATTGGTGCGGTCACTGTGAAAATACTCCACGATCCCGTCCGGCATCAAACTTGCCGGAAGCGTCCGAATCCGTTTCGCCAAGCCGTAGTATGCTACCACCGCCTTGCAGGCGTTAAAGATAGCGCCTTCGTTATCAGAAAATTCCGACTTGTTTGCCCACTTCGTAATCAACCCGTTGTACACATCTTTGCCCAGCGCGTTCTTTATCGTCGTCCGTTGCACAGCCAGCATGTCCGGCGCAATGGTGAGAAACAACGCAAAACTGCCCTTGATGTCGAAAAACTCTCCAAACTCCGCCGGCGTCCGTACAAACAACTTTTGCCGTCGCTTTTCCGCTTCACTCTCTTTCCAAAATTTCAACTTGTCGCGTTTCGCGTCTAAGAATATCAGCAACTCGTTCAGCGTATTATACGCTTTTTTCATATACTGTTGTTGCAGGTCATACACCTGCCATTGCCACGCCGCCGCTTGCAACTCGTTGCTCTTTTGGATGTGAACACCCGTATCATCAATAATCACATTCGCTTCCGGAACGTAATCATGCTGTGCCTTCCAAGCTACCGGCTTACGTGCCGCCGACAGATATTCCTGCTGCAGTTCCGGCGAAATGCTTTCAACGGAAGCGCCGTTGGCAATCTTCTCTGCCACCTCGTAAGCCTCAAGCCCGATGAACGGAATAACGAAGTTTTTTGCATCCTCCACCGACGGGGCGATGTTGGCGAAGCTGTTGTTCAACAGCGTGCCGCCGATGATATTTTTAAACTCTTCGATTGTGTTAATCAGCATAATTTTAAGATTTGAGATTATGAGATGTGCGATTTGCGACAAAGATACGGCGTCGCCGACTGCGGCATTATGACAATTTTTACCGCAAAGAGGGCGCAAAGAAAAACCTTTGCGCCCTCTGCGTAAAAACTTTGCGTCTCCGCGTTTAAGAATATTATTCCAAGGAGTGAAATCTGAGCAGATTTACGGATATTGCGTTATCCAACAGCCCTGTTTCATCTTCAATCTGATCGTTGACGAAAACCTTCAACGCCTTCCGTTGCAGTTCGCTCAAATCTTCCGCATAGATAACATGCTCAATTTCAGCAACTTCGGGGGGGGTATTCTGATATTGAACCGAAAATACACATTTAAACTGTTGCATTTCTTACCTCCTTTCCGACATTTAGCGTTTCCAGTGTTTTTTCAATTCCAATGAGACCGAATACGATAGACAACATATTTTTTTCATTTCCGGTTGAACTAAGGTTTTCCCAATAGTCGTGAATGATTTCCAATGCATCGCTAATATACTTTCTTGGATATTCGTTAGCATCTTGTAAATACCGTATTTCGGAAATAGCCGCATCATTCAGCCTGATGCCTTCTATCTCAATAACCTTGTTAGCATTCATCACGCCACCCCCTTTCTTGCTTTAAATTTCGTCAGCGCCTTTTTGCCGCGGCGCGACGCCTTTGCCGGATTGGGCAGACCGTCGGGCACTTCGGGCAGGGTGGGAAACGACTCGTAAGCATCCTGTTTCAGTTCGTCGAAAGCCCGCTTTATCCGCTCAAGCTCTTTGCGGTTAGGAGACAGAAGGTACATCTCGGTGTCCGTGACCGGAAAGTCGAACATGCCAAAAGCATCAACTTTCTCGGCAACCGAACCTGCCAAAACGTTCTCAATAATTCTCAACTCGCGCCGGTCGGCGCTACAAACGTAATTCAATACGTCGTCCAGACTAATGTCGCCTCTTACGCGGGCGGGACGTGTTCGCCGGGCTTTGAGCGCGCCGGAGGAACTTCTTTTGTTTGAAATTGACATAAAACAAAAATTAAATTTATAATAAAAATATGTACTCAAAAAGAGCGTGGCTCTCTCGTTGTCAATTTCACGTAACGCTGTAACAGAATTACGTTTGAGAAAACCACGCCTTTATCGTGTTTTTTTTAACTGCTGATTTTATCCAGCGTTACCATGAAATTGACGCTGCAAAGATACGACTTTTTTTTGATATGCAAGAAAAAATATTTTTTTTCGCAAAAAACATCAAATCGTTACTTCCACGTAAATTTCAGGTGGTTCAACATAACCCGCATTTGTTTCTGTTATATAGCCTGTAAGGTTTTTATTTTCAGCCAAAGCATGAAATATTTCATATAAATATTCGTCAGGGACATATCCAATCAGAAAACCATCCATTGTCAATATTTGTACAAGAAAAAAACTCCTTTTATACCGGCAAGGTTTAAATATCACCCTATAACCCTCCTTTAACATGCCAACAATAAACTGATATTCCTCTGTTTGATCCAATAATCCGTCAATTTGAAATTCAATAGTTCTGTTTTCTCGTGTTTTTTTTGGAGTAGTTGTCGTATCAACTTCATTGTATTTTTTTGTATTGATTTCGGACAGTCCATAATTAGTAATTCTATTCTTAGTTCTTCTTTTTCGCTTGTTTTCGGATGATACAGCGTTAATAATAACAATAACTATAATAATGCCAAACATTATTAAAAAAGTCAAAGAACCGTTACCATCTCCATCGCACGCCGGTATGAACATTGATAAACAGACAACTAAAAGTAATAAAAACTTATTCATATTGTTATTTTTTTCTAAGTTTGTCAAGTTGCCGCTCTTGCTTTATTTTTAATTGGAAAAGATTGTTAATTTTGTTTTTTGTGTCTTGATAAGACGCTCCAATCTTGCATGTATACTCTCTTAGACTCTCAGCTTCATCAGAGGCGGCGCCATTCACTTGAATCTCTGCGACCAATTGTGCTAAGAGTTTGTCTTTTAATTTTCCAAATCTTTCTATCGAATAGTTCTCTTCATAGATGGATTCTTCTATCCTTTTGAGTGATCGTAGAAGTTCGAGATATGTTTTTGGATCATTATCGTTGTCGTCGTTGTCTTCAACATCATCGTCGTCGTTTTTCTCAGAATCACCGTCGTTGTCCACCAAAGCATCTGATGGTTTTACTGAATTTACATTTTTCAAAAAGTCATCTTCCGAAATAATTTCAATTTCACCCCCCTTTTCAAGTAACCGTAATGCCTTTTCCTGTTTTCCGCTCAGTCCATCGTCTCCTACAATTCGGTAGTCCTGTTGTCCGACAACAAGGAAATTGGTTGTTTTATTTACACTATTGCTGGTAATACCGCCAATATCGGCAATAATTTGCAGGGCATCTTTGCGCGACATGGACGAAAGTGTTCCCGTAAAGACAACGGATTTTTTATAAAACAGATTTTCCGTGTCATGCTTTGACGTGTCGCCAACGATGCTTTTTACATCAAACAACGTCCTTGTGCGATTGTCGCGTATTTGTTTCACATGGGAAGGAGTAAAACTCCTGTTTTCTTTACACATAGCGCCACGTATAATTCTGAACTTATCTGCAAGTGTTTCAAAATCAAAAATCTCATTCTCTTTGAACGTTTTTATGCAAATTTCGGCACAAGCCTTCGCATCATCTTCTGCCCGGTGATACTCCTGTATTTCAATCCCTAACCGTTGTGAAAGCGAACCTAAATTATACGAAATCAATTCGGGAAACGCTTTTTTTGACAATCTATAACTGCACATCGTATTTATATCGGGATAATCCAATTGATACAAATCCAATACATCTCTAAGTACATACATGTCAAAAGCCGCATTATGCGCCACCAAGGTTTTCCCATCAATCAAAGGCAGTATCTCTTTCCACACAATATCAAATTCCGGTTTATTAGCGGTATCCTCCGGATTTATTCCATGAATTGAGATATTGAATGGATCATATCTATTACCTTTTGGCTTTACAAGCCATGAGCGCGTTCCGGTAATCTTATTATTCTCAACAAATGCCAACCCTACTTCACAAACAGAGTTACGGATAGACGTAGCAGTCTCAAAATCTATTGCTATAAAATTCATAATAAAAATGTTAAATAAAATTGTTGGCGCAAAGGTAAACAAAAAAAGAAGAAAACGGAGAGCATTCTTCTTTTAATAACAATTTTATTATGAAAAAGTCAAATTGACTTTAAGTTGCAAAGATACGAAATTTACCGAAACTTATAGCGCCATCATTGCCTTTTCTTGGTAGCAGTAGTCTTGCATGTAACGCCTCCTGATGAGGATGTTGATTCTAAGCTTATCCGCACATCTTCGGCTTGCTTTTCCGTCAAATTACACTGTGTACTTGTTGATGTAACCGTGTCCATCCCTGTACATTTCATTGTTACGGTGAACTTCCAGCAGTATGTAGTAACACCATTGCCGCCGCCATTACCACTGCCATTACCACCATCATCACTGCTTTTATTGCAGGACGCAAACATAAAGGCAATCGCCATTAACATTAATAAACCTAACTTTTTCATTGTAAAAACACTTTTAAATTAAACTAAATTATTATATATCAATTACTTTTTACTTCGTTTGATGGTGTGTTTAAATTTCATGAGGGCAAAGTTGAGTTCGAAGCTTGTTTCGGTATCTGACACATTCAGGTCATTTCCGAGCATTTCGGAAAAGATCTCACCGCCTTTTTGCATGAGCGTTTTTTGTGTAAATTCGTCGGGCGACTGTGATAGTTGGGCAACCGTCTCCTGTAATTCTATCAATCTGTCAAACGCCTCAATGATAGCAAGGGTTGTGTCAATGGCTTTGTCGCCTTTTAAGATTGTTGCCAGCATATAACAGCCTTTTCTGGTAAAGGCGTTTGGCAATGTCGGTGAAAATTTCAACTTTTCGAGGTGGTCAAATTTTTTTACCACCTCTGTTTTATCATCATAGGAAAGGGGTATGATGTATCCTTCGGGGAATTTTCTCGGATTATTTTTAACCGCCTGATTGATTTCTTTCGTCTCTGTGCCATAAAGACATGCTACATCGCTGTCTAATATAGCCTTCTTCCCCCGTATATCAATGATTTTTTTCATTACATCACTGTATTTTACTAACTTGTCCATTGTAAAAGCATTTTTAATTAAACTGATTTTTCATGGCGCAAAGATACGAAATTTCATCAATCTTCTGTTTTTTTATTTGGTAACACGAAACCGATGGGTGTTCGTGGTTTTTCGAGTTCTTTTTTGTGGGACATGAGCACGTCTAACACTTTGTAAATATCGTTAAATTGCATATTTGTCGTTTTCATAAAATTTTCCAATTCTCGCTTCAGTTCCGCGTACCCTAAAATGTATTGCCGGATAGCGACAAAGGCACGCATGATGTCAATATTTACCTTAATCGCTTTTTGCGAGTGCAGTACTCCCGATAACATAGCAATACCCTCCTGAGTGAAAGCAAAAGGCGTTATTGGGCTGTGTTTTATCTTTCCCTGCAACTTGTCGCAATTTGCGATAAGTTCTTTCCATTCATGTTTTGATAATTGAAACATAAAATCATCGGGGAAACGTTCAATATTGCGTCTAACCTGTTCTTTTAATCTTCGTGTCTCCACCTCATACCTCTTTGCCAAATCGAAGTCTAACATCACCCTTACGCCCCTTATCTCGTGTATGCTGTGGATAATTGATAATTCAACAACGCTTGATTTGTAATCTTAAACAATTATACGAAAAAAGCAGCCGTTTCCGGCTGCCCAACGAAAGTATAATTTTCGTTAACAACTCACGCTTCGAATGGAAGCGTGAGTTGTTTTATATTAAAAAATCACTCCGCCGCCTCCGTACTCGAATCCTTAAACCCCTCTTTTCCCTTGTCTTGCGTATTCAACTCCACATCGCGGAAGCCGATACGGATGTCCGACCGTGTTGGAAAGTTCACCGCTAACGCGCAATTCCATGGACCGAGAATGATCCGGCGCGGAATCGGCGCCACGACCTTGGTGTGAATATTGAAAGCGTGCATCTTCTCGCTGCCCGACGACAGTTTCCCCTGTTTGTAAGTGTTCGACAACGCCGGATCCAAGCCGACGGCGGAGATTTTCACAGCATCCACCGTGTTGTAGAGGTCTAAGTACGCCTTGCTGTTCTTGTCCGTATTATCTTCCAAGGCGGTAATCTTTATGCCCGGGACAGTCTGCCCCATGGAGTTTGTTTGAAAGCGTGAATGTATGCGCTTTGCAGCATTCTCGGCAGTGCTACTGAACAAAGTGGCATCAATCGTTTCCAGAAACTCCTTTTGAAATTTCTTTTCTTCGTTGCTGCCGGGTTTGAATCCCCTCTCATATATCATCTTTTGCCACCATTCATCACTTACTTCCACATGCCATTTGAATTGCGTATTTTGTATATTGTCTTGGTGCCAGTATGGAATCAACCCCGCCAACGAGATATACTTTTCCGCGCCGACGAACTGCGGACGCCCGTAATATTTCGACGCAAACGACGGAAACCGTCCAAACCACATCGCCGCCGGCGACTTCCACGGCTCCGACTTATCAAACATTGGGTACCACGCCGGAATGTTCCGGCTCTCCGGATCCATCCAATCCGCAACAAAGACATGGTTTATTTTGCCGTTGCCATCCATCACCTCCAGCCGGCAATCTTCCGCGTTGACGGTTTTTAGTATCAGCCGCCACTTATCACGGAATCCTTCCAATCGCGCAAAACGATTGCGGACAAACTGCGTAAACACATTTTCGGTGTAGGTGAAGTCCACCGCCGCCTGTAGCAAGCACTCCAAAAAGTTACACTCTTCCAACCAATCTTCAATCTCGTTATCGAAAACCGGCTCCCTGACAATTTGCCGATCAGCTCCTTCGCCTACGATGATGGGGCGATAAAGGAACGTGCCGCCTGCAAGTAAGAGGTCAATTTTTGTCCTCAACATCCCGTGCATGTTGTTGTCGGCGTCCAACAACCGCCGTAAATCGGTAGGGAAAGTATTTGCCGGACCGTTTGGCGAAATCTTGTAGCCATTGATTACAATGTAGTTGTTCGTCCGCAACTCCTCAAAGTACTTGCTATCGTAGCCGATCTGTTTATTTTCCCGTGGATTGGCAGCCATGATGCACACGGCGGCGTTGCTGCGTGGTAATATCGCGGTGAAGCCGTCGGTCCAGATGCCGGAGTCTGTCTTGGAGATGTTGCTTTCGTTGGAAGCGGGGCGACCGCAAGGGTCGCCCGTACTGGGGGTGATTTTTCGTTTCATAATCTTAAAAGGGTTTGTTTTCCGTTGATAGCCAGTATGGAATAGATGTAGATTGTCCGCAGGTCTCCCGGTGAGTGCGCCAGTTCCGGCACCTTGACGGTGATGAGATGTTGCTTCATCGCGTTTTCCACCTTGGTGGTCATCACCACGTTGGAGAACGTAACGATGGCGCCGCCCTTTTTCTTTGTCGGGCTATATTTTACGAAAGTAACCGAAAACGGCTCAAAGTTCCGAACCAAGCGTAATGCCTCAAACAACTGTATCTTATCCATGTTTGCAAAAGTAGCGAATGTATAAAATAGCGTTATGACAAAACGTGGCAATCATACTCAAAGAGTGTACCGTTGACCGCCTGCGGCGCATGTGCCGGCTTGCAACGTTGGAGCGCCGCAGGCGCGACGCAAAAAAGAGGGCATTTGCCATCTAAAGTCCCAATAATCAATTAGTTACAACGACATATAAAAATCAGTAAAACACGCAAAGCATAATTTTAAACTTCCATAAACACACCTTTTCTTTACGTGATGGCGTTTTTCTCATTTTTAAAACGTTAATATGTTGATTGTCAAGTGAATATTTTTGTTTTTCTTTGTAAGAAAAGAAAAATATGAACGAAGAGACCGACCCACGCCCTCTCCTATACACGGCAATTGCCGCAATAAATGGTGATATATGTGGAGAGGTTGCGCCCCAAATTCGCTATCAGGTTGAATTAATCGGATTGCGAAGCAAAATCGGATTAATTCAACCCGACTAAAATTGCTTATATTCAAATTAATTGGATGCGAAGCAAATCGGATTCATTTGAATTGCGAATCGCGTTAGGGATTGCAGCGGTTATCAAACGGAGTTTACGGAGTTTGATTTGAGCGTAAAGCCCGACGGAAAGTGCGCCCGAAGGCACTTTCCGAAACGCCCAAGAAAATAAGGATGTTTTAAAATGCTTTATCGCCAATCACAATACCACCCTTGCTGCTACTACGTGATAACAACTGTCGAAATAACCCCCATATAACGTAGTCGAAAGCGTCGGACATATTGGTAGATTCCATCGGCAGGCGTTGCAACGGCAATTTTTCGGACTTTTTAACTTTCCGGATAGTTCCCTTATACTTTTCGGACGGCGCCATATTGAGCGATGATTTGAGGCATTTACAGTTGTCCTCGTTGATATGGATGACAGGGTAACGCTCTATATTAGTCTCTGCCAGCATGTCATTAATGAGTATCCATTTGGCGTCATGCGGAATGTTTCCTTGGTCTAACGACATCAACTGAACCATCCAGCCGCGCGATTGCAGTGCGCTTTGGAAATGTTCGGCATAGGTGCTACGGCTGTTAGACATTCGGTTATTGCCTGAACGGTCGTAAAAGAGGTACAGCATTTTATCTCTGTGCGGTTCGTAGTATTCGCAAAAGAGCGTAGCGATGTCATCAAGGATGTCCGGCGTGAGGACGTGGAACTCGTTGATTACTTTGATGCTGCCCTGACCGGCGGTGTTATGTTCGCGTTGTGCGATGACCATGCTTATCATGTTACCGAAGTCTAAGCCTGCGTATAGCGGGGCGTGATAGTTAGTGTCGGTGTCGCGTAAACAGGTAGTATGTTTCTTGACGTTTTCCTGTCCGCCGTAGAATGAATCAACGTAGTCGTAGTTGTAAGTTGCCCGATAGAAGTGTTTTTCTTTCAATTGTCCGTAAAACATTTCTTCTACAGATAGCGGTTTAATGCTCAGAAATGATGTACGAAAAACGTGTTTTGGATTAATTTCGGGATTTGAGTTATCTCTGAAGTAGTCAATGCCAAGTACGTCAATATTCATCAATGACGATGTGATGGCAAAAAACGTGCTTTTCCGCCGTGCCGTCGTTAATTTCCCTTCCCACTCTTGCAGTTGTTTTTCCAAACTCTTACCGCCGCCGGTAAGAGTTTGTCTCCGCAAATAGTTTACTTTGTACGCTAAATGGAATATCAGTTCGATTTGTTCTTTGTTCATCCGGCTTTCTATTTTGTACAGCCATTCGGCGCCATCTTCGATGTAGGGTAAGTCGGATGTTATTGTACGACCGTACAGCAACGGGCAGTGCTGGAACTGTAGCAGTTCACCGCGTACTGCCGGCATCAAGTCCTTGGTTATTCTGTCGTACTCTGAGAAACGTGCTTCGTCAATGCCGTAATATTGTAGCGATAGTGAGTTCAGGATGCCCGGACGATCGAGGCTTCCCAGATAGCCTACGGTTCCGTTATAGAAACTGATGGCGTGTTTGTATTCATCCACCGGCACGTATGGCTTTGCCCATTCGTCGGGTGGACGGCGGAACATGACGTAGTGGATATTTTCTATCCATCCGTAATGTTCCTGTAGGTAGCGGCGCATGGGTGGGATGGTACGTTCCATCAAATTGACGTAGGTAGGACCAGCAAGGGCAAAGGTACAGCGTGGCATTTGCGTAACGACTTCGTGAACACGGAACGCTTGCACCGGAGATTTTCCGGTGCCACGACCAATCAACAGCGCCAGTTCCCAAGAATTAATGAACATTGCAAGTTGCTGTATCTTATTGGTGTAAAGTTCTAATTGGTTATAGTCGGGTTCCTGCATACTCTGCTTTTAGTTTCTCGGCTTCTACTTCGGTAACGGTTTCGTTTTCTATCCAATTGCTGAACATCTTATTGACTTCAGCATCGGATATTTTCGGGAAGCCGTGTTTTTCGGGATCAATGTCAAAGATAATAACGTTTTGTTGGAATAGCCTTGGATCCACCGGCACGGAATGATCTTTCAGTCCTTCGATTTCTGCCATTTCACGTATTAAGCCGGTAATTTCGCGTCCCAATGTTGGTTTTTTGGGTAATTGCTCGTAGAGAATGGCAATTACCTTTTCTATCAGCCGGGTAACGTACCGGCGGCGGGTATCTTTGGAGATGTTGGAAACCGAGTTGTAATAGTTCATGGCGTTGGTAACGTGTCGCCATGCAGTTTTCAATGTTAGTTCCGGAAACTCCTGCATCAGCATTTTTGCGACGGTTTCGATGCGCAACGTTCCCTTAGCAATGAGGTTGTCTGCGATGCGCCAAATTTCGAGCCATCGGGCGAATTTTGGCGGCATGGTTTCGCCGGATTCGTTGGTTTCGAGCCAGTGGAGTACTTCTTCGTACTCTTGGAATGCTGTGGTGTGTTTCAGGTTATTCATCGAGGGTTTTCATGAAGTTTCTTATTTCTTGCTCTGCAAAAATTTTGCGCATCTCGGACTGAGCGGCGGCGGAGCCGTTTTGTGCCAGGACGTTTATTTTTTGATTTAATTGCATACGCGATTGCAGGTAGCCGAGTTTGTAAGATTTTTTTACAGCGTGATCGGCGGTGGTGTAATCATTAAAAAACTCATCGAATGGAATTTGCATAAGGATTGCAGTATCTTCTAAAGAAAATCCTGCTTTTGCACATTCGCAGATAGCCGCAAGGTCTTGAGAACTGTATGTGCGGCTTTGTGGCTCAAACTTGATTATCGTCTCCATATCCTTCCTGTTGTAATTTCGTTATCCACCCGGCGTGCATCAGTGCGCGGTTGCGGTCAACGGTGATGATGTTGTTTTCGATTTTGTTGTTGCGGGTATAGTTGGCGGATCCTTGGATGATGACGCCCCAAGTTTCATTGATGACGGTTGTTACTTTGGCATGAATGCTGCAAAGGCGTGTTTTGAAGTGCTGTTCTGCGACGTGCCAAGCCTCAGCCTTATAGGTGCGTATTTTCCAATCCATGACGAATGTCATGTTGCGAATCATGCCCTTTTCTTTCGCTTCTACGAGTTTCCGGACGTAATCGGGCGAAAGTCCGTAGGTGGTGGCGAAAACGTCGGCAGGACCGGTTAAAGACAGGATGTAAATTAAAATGTGCATTAACGACCACTGTCCGAAACTGATAAAATCATAAACCGTCCCCGCTACAAGGGCGGGGACGGTTTTACGCAGGTCTGCAAGTTCGGATGTGAGTAATAAAGAATGATTGCCTAACCCTGATTGGTATGCAGAGGGGGTAGGCTGGTCATTCTGTCGTGGTATATTGAATACATTGAAGAGCATTTTGAGATGTGAGATTGTAAGATATGAGATGTGAGATTGTGAGTAGTGAGACGTCGCATATCTCACATCGCACATCGCATATCGAATATGTTACATTTTGTCTAAGATTGTGTTAGCCAGCGTTTCGGCGGATTCGAGGTCTGCAATTTTATTTTTAGACTTTCGGAGTCCGGAGCGGCTTCCAAGGATTTTTTTGTTTTGGAAATTTGGGAGCGCAGATTATTGCGTTTCAAAAGTAATGCTTTTGGCTCCATGGCGCGAAACTCTTTCTCCAAGTCGCTCATTTCGTTTGTTTTATTTTCGGGGTCGTGGTTTTCCACGACATCTTCCGAAGGTGCTACGAAGTCGGCATGTTTCGGATGTTTCCCAAGGATTTCGCCGGTGTCGTTGAAGTGACGGAGTTCTTTGTGTGCGGCGTCGTTGGCTTCGATGGCGGTCATGATGGCGGTCATGATGGCGAACCGGTCTTCGTCGGTTTCGGCGGCGATCAGTTTTTCGTCGTGGGCTTTGACGGCGTCGTTCCATGTTGCCAATGCTTCCGAGAACATCAATTTGATGAAGTCGGGCGCTTCGCCGAGATTAAGATTGGGGTAACGGGCGCGCATTCCGAAGTTCTCTTGCAACTTTATACGTATTTCGTCTGTTCTCTGAGTATTCGGATTGCGAAGCGTCTGACAAAACGCCTGTGCATTTTCCGGTTCTGAGGGTGTGAGCGCGGCAATTTCCTTTGTCAGGACTTGCAGTAAGAGGCGTTTGTTGCCTCTGGTTACGCCTTCGGTGAAGATGCCATTTGTTAAGTCCGGACGGATGCCGTATTTCTTACACAGTTCGACGCCTCTGTGAAAGTTGGCACCGGAGCTGATCCATTTCTGAAGTTCTTGTAATTTTGTCATTGCTATGATGTTAAAATTTTGTTCCTGCAAAGGAGTCGAACCTTTACACCGAGATGTGGCAGCCACGCCGCAGGATCCATGAAAAAACCTAATTAAAAATACTATGGAGTTCGCTTTAACTCGATATAGTCGTCAATGTCGCGGACGTAGATACGGATTTCGTTGTCCGTGGCGCCGATCCAGTCGGCGGTGAGGTCGAATTTCGTATTTGTTGCCTTGAGTATCGAAGGAGTTGTACCGCCGCCGCCGATAATGGTGATTGTCTGACCTTTGACGGCGTTGGTGATGTCCACGATTTCGACCGCTGTCGTGTTTTTGTCGGAAGTAACAAATGCGTTGGCTTTGCCGGCGTCAATGACGTTTTCGCCCTGGTGCATTTCAACGATGCGCTGGATGCTGCCTTCGCCGGTGTAAATTGGAAAGAAACCGTAACCGTTGCACGATACGGTGACGCTGAAACCTTTTTCCTCCATGAACGCGGCGCCGGAGTTAAACTCAGCGCGTAGTGATCCGTTCAGACCGTTGCCGCCGCCGATGAGGATGGTGGACATCGTTGCAGGCTCGTCCGCGAGGATGATAACCTCGCGTGATCCGTATTCGTTCATAAACTGACGAAATGCTATCGCTCCACCCGGAACAAAGAACGTGAATGAACGTTCGTGTCCGTCATGGTCGCGGATTTCCGCTGATTTTTCGGAAATTGTCGTTTTTTCGCCTGTGCCGTACACAGGGAACCATCCTTTCGCTCCGGTTTTGAACTTGATATCCTGACTCACCTTTGCGGCGTTGTCGGTATCAACGTAGATACTATACTGTAGTTCTTCTGCGAGCGCTACACGGATGTTTATATAACCGCCGCCGGAGATGGGTTCTACTTGCTTTTGTCCTATTTTTGTAAGGTCCATATTTTTGAGATTTGAGATTGTGAGATTTGAGATTTTAAACATGTCGGGGCGCCGCGACGGACGCCCGACATGAAGTTATGAAAAATTTAATTATCCTCTTTCGGTTTCAATGAATTTGGCTCCGCTGCCGGAGTAGTAGAGTTTCAGATAATTAGCCGTGTCGCTCGTCCATGCTGCGCCGGCGAGAGTGATGTTGGCGTTTGCCGCGATGGTGGTTACTACGCTTCCGTGCGATGACTTGATGATGTAAGTCTTACCCGGATGCGCTTCTAAGAGGTCGGTGATGGTTACGGCGCTGCCTTCGACGGCGGTCATGTAAATGTCGGTCAACGGGCTTAGCGTCGGCGTTTCTTCGTCGGCTTCAAAGATTTCGGCGTTCAGCACGTCGGCTTCGGCGACGTTGAAACGTTCGATTTCGAGCAATTTTCCGTCCACTTCTTTGAGGACGATTTTGTTTCCTTTGTTCGACTTCCAGTCTCCGTCGATGAGGATGATGCTTGCTGTTGTTTGGATTGTGCTTTCTTTTCCGATTTCGCTTTCGCCAAGGATGTACACCGTCTGCCCCGGTTTCACGTTGTTGATGGCCGTGATGGTTTTCGCAGTTGTGTTTTGCGAAATTCTCATGCAGTTGTGTACTGCAGCGTCCAAAATTGTCAGGTCGGGATCAACTTTAACATAGGTATAATCGTCAAATTCATTCGACAAGAAAATGATTTGATTGTCGTAGGTTTGCGATTTGGCGTTCTCGTATTGATAACCGGATTTCACCGGATAGATGCCGGCGGCGCCGTCCATGAAGATAATGGTGTCGCGTTTCTCTTTCTGTGTGTTGAAACGGTTGTCCTCGTCTTTTTCGCGGTAGAACTGTTTGATTAAGTCCGGAATGGTCATAATCAAAACCTTGGAAGAGTAGAACGGCACGCCGATAATTTTCACGTTGTCGGGAACCAATTCGACGTTTGATTCTTCAAAGTCGGTGTTTTTGCCGAGGGCGGTTTGATACGCTCTGTATGCGTTGGCGCCGTCAATGGAAGTGTAAACGTTGAGTACCGGCTTGGAGTCGCGGAGTTGCTGCGGAATCGCCATGTACATCCGGTAAACCATCTTATAGATGTGGTTTTCCGATTTTACTTTGATGTTCCATTTTCCAAACTCGAACGGTTTAATCCTATAACTTTCGCGTATTGTCTGCAACGTTTTCAAGAGTCCGTTGATGGATTCGATAGCAGGACCGGCGATGCCGTTGGGCGACTGACGGTAAACGCCACGAATCATCGCCTGCGTTTTCTCTTCGATGATTTTTTCGGTCATCTTACGGACCAAAAATGCCACAAAAGATTCTTGGAACGGATTCGTCCCTTTGGTCATCGGAGCCAACCACGATGTGATCAGTGTGCGGAGTTCGGTAGCCTTGAAGCGGTGATCCACTTTGAAGTCGCGTACCTTGATGGTTTCCGGTTTAAATTCGTACCCGCCTTTTTCTGCCCATTCAGGGTTATAGGGTTGCAAAAATTCGCCGGTGAACATGTCAATAACGACTAACTCGTCTTTTATTCCGGTTCCGTAGAGTGGGAACATGTCGAGCGTCGGCGTTTTGATGACGAAGTCTTGAATTTCCGGATAGCGTTCACGGAAGTAAGCGCCCAATTCTTCATTGACTTTTTCAATGTCAATGGCGGCGCTGGCTACCAGTATGTTTGCCTCCGAGCGTTGCCCCTGAGCGATAAGTAATGCGGCTTTGTTCCAAAAACGGGAGCCTTCGGTTGAATTGAAGCCAATCGCCAATACGCGGAAGTCGCTTACCGGGGTAGCAGCTGCCGGAGTCGGTTCCTGTTGGCGTCCCAAGGTTTCGATAGTTTGGTTGGCGGCGGCGAGTCTTTGGCGTTCGGTGGCCAAATCCGCTTCCAGCTGTGTGAAGCGTGATTCCATGTTGGCGGCGTGGGTGGCACGGGCGGTTTTGATGGCGGCTGCAATAGCATCATCATTGCCGTTGGCTAAAGCCGATGGCAATGACGGCGACGCTGAATCAAACTCCGTCATAAAATCTTCAATGCTTTCGAGCGATGTCCTGCTGAATGTGGAATAGCCATCGGCGTCGAATGTCAAATCGGTAAGCGCGAGGGTCTGTCCGGTTTTTTCTTTGAAGGCAGCCTTCAACTTTTCCACCTGCTCTTTCGACAGGATAGTTGTTTTGCTGTCCCCAAAAATCAACTCAGACAAAGCAAGCGCGGTAAGGATTAATTTGAGTGGTTTCATTTAGTTGATATTTTAAATTGTGAATGAGTAAGCGTTAAAAGTTGTTCGGCACATTGTCCGATGCTGCCGATGCTGTCTATTAATCCGTTACCGGATTCGGGCAGGCATTGATGGGCAAAGAACATTTCACCGGTGAATACATTATCCGGACGGATAAAATCAAGGGAACCAAAATCAATGTGATTCATAAACGATTCCAAGTTGTCGCGGAGTTTTGCGCCGCGCTTTGCGGCATATTGAGTAAGCAAGGAACGGCAAATCGGATCTATAACTTTGTTAAGGACCAGTTCGCCGTTACCCTGCGATGCTTCTATTTCGGTTTTATTCTTTGATATAGAATATTTTGAATAGTAACTGTACAGTTTTACACCCTGAGAATCAAGTTTTCTATCGTCATTTTGATACATGCCCATTACGCCGAGTGAACCGATACGTGCCATCTGATGGCGTGCAATCACGAGGTCGGCGTATGGCGTAATCATCAGCGCGGCGCTGGCGGCGACGTCGTCAATGAAGATGGCGGTCGGCTTTTTGCACGCCGAAAGTGCGTCAATGATGGGATTAATTGCCGAAACGGCTCCGCCGCCCGATTCTACTATTAAGATGGTACCGGCGATGTTCTTGTGTCTGTCGGCTGTGAGGATGCGACTACCGATGGTTTCGCACCCCACAGGACCGCAGAACTGATTATGTTTTGTCATAACGCCGCGCAAACTGACCGATGCAATCGACCCCTTTGGCGCGGATTCAAAAGATATTACCTCTGTACGTGGATCTATCTGATACGGCACAATGTTAGCATTCTTCGCCGCAACGTTCATACATTCTATCGGTTCCGGAAGTTGTTCAAACTTCGCCTGTGGCAATAGCCTTTCCAACTCCGACATGATTGTCAGTGCGAAGTTTGGTTCAATCGCCCAGATGTTTTCCGATAATGTCAATAACAAGTAGTTCATTGCGTGTTCCGTTTCAGGGTGCAATGATAGTACATATTATATAGGTAGATTATGACCTTTTTATGTGGTTATATTATTTTTCTGTATTTTAAATAATTATAAAAATATTTCACATAAAACTCTGCCCGTCGTGGTTCAAACCATCGGAGGTAGTTTATTTTTTCTTTTATCTGTTTTTTAGTTCCGAAACCGCACATGACGCAACCGGTACGGTTTAAATAGTTGTAGATATTTAGCGGTTTTATTTTTAAAATTTTTTCCATTTCTGCGAGTTCTGAGTTGTCGACATCGTGAATTGGTCTGAATAAATTTTTGTCATCAAGAACACAACACTCATAATCTTTGCTGGCACCATCATTTCTTCTACCTCCCTCGCTTTTTCTAAAACCAACTATTTTTGCATCTTTTAAATGATTATCTTTGAGATAATTACAGCATTTTGCGCTACATTTTATTCTAAATTCGTTTGCAAAAACATATTGTTTTCTGTAATCCCACTGCGTTCCTTCTTTTGATGTCCACTTTTCTATATATTCTTTCTCATTATTTTTATACCTCGCATATTCAATATTCTGAGAACAATCTTTTGAAAATAAAGCAAGCCCGTGCTTTTTAAACAGCGAAAGGCAATTTTCTCCACCGCCTACAATCGTTATGTCTTGTTCTTCAATTCTGAGGCGTATTTCGTGATATTCGTTGCGTGTTTTCGCGTAAATTGCAGGAAATTGACTGCTGCTATATTTTAAAAGATTTCTTATTATATGTAATAAGAGATGACTATCCCTGCCTCCGCTATACGACAATTTGGCGGTATCGGGATTGTGGAGGCGATAGGCTTCCAGGCGCTCAGCGATTAAATCTATTTTTTGATATATATTCATTTATATTCTCTTAATAAAAAATGCAGGATATATCCCGGCGCCGCTGATGGTAATTTCATATCCCGTTGTTTTCATTACCGATTCTCCGGTTGGTTGGTTGTATTGCAGCCGCATCGGGTTTTCCGGCGTGCCGAAAAGTTTTTCGACGCCGTTTAGGTTTTTGGTGATTACAAGGATGGGAATGTCCTTGATGCTTTCTAAAGCGATGGATGCGTCGGCGTTCTCGGCGGGGTAGTCGGCTTTGATGGTGTTGTTGTAATACATTCCGGCGTCGTCGGTTTTGTTTTCGGAGTCGGAGGAGCATGTCTCCGGACTGAAGTAGATGGTTTTCCACTCGGCGCCGCCTTTTAGCATGATGTCATCGAAGTTGATTGTCTGATATTTCATGATAACAGGAAATTTTTCGACCTCGGAGACGAGGACGTAGGATAGGGATGCGACGCCTCCGACGTTTTTGTTGGTTGATTTTGCTATGTTCATAGATTTGAGATTTTGAGATGTGAGATATGAGATTTTATGACAAAATTGCAATTAATAGTTGCCTCTTTTTTTATTAATTAATAATCAATTAGTTACAAGTTTATTTTTCGGTAAAATGCACGCCATTGCGACTTTGGCAGGATTTCGTCGTCCACATGCAACTCCTCAAGCCACAAATTTGCTACATTTTGCTTGCTTTTGCCGTGCTCGTTCGCCCAGTAGAACTGTTCTAATTCATGATTATATATTGCTTTTACGGTTTTTATAAATTTACGTTTTTTTCCTATGGTTAAAAATCGTTTTTTGTGGCAGACTTTCCATCCGGAGAAATTGGGAATGGCTATTATTGCCACTGCCACCCCCTGCCTACCAGAAGGGGGGGGGCTTGCGCTGCTGTAGTATTGCTGTACATTTTCCCTTTCGTCGATTGGCATTGACGCCAGAGCGTCGATGTTTACGAGCTCTGTTCTCAAAAATTTGTTTATATAGTGCTGCTTGGGAAAAACCAACGGTTCTTCCGGTGAGATTGCCTGTTTGTATTGCAGAAACTTTTTTAGCAATGGGGGCATGGGGATTTGGATGGTGGCGGTCATGAGTTATCAGTGTTTATAAAATTTAGTAAATTCATTATTAAAAGATATATTTATCGCCTTGTATTGATACAGAACGCACACTGCTTTGATAAACTCCGGTATGTTTTCCTCTTTGACCTTGTCGGCGATTTCGAACCATTCATCATCTTTCATGTCGTTGATGTAGTTGAGAATGGACATCATATAGCCAAACTTTTCGGCATCGTTTACGATGTCGTTGTAGGCGGACGTAGTGGTGTCGGGGGTGTGAAGGGCGTGGTGACGGTACATGTGATTAATCTCTTTTTTGTGATAAATATATTGAATCATCGTTATTAAGCCTTTTTAAGACTTCCGGCATAGTGATAAAAAGTGTCTGTATATGCAAACGTTGGGAAACATCGTACAAAGTAGCTCCTTGGCTACACATCGCATTGATTACAGCCCTGCATTCTTCAACCAAATGTTCCCAATGGTCAGTTGACAGGTGAATGATTACGCCGTCTTGTTTTTTTGTGATTGTGTCGTTCATTATTTTTATTTTTTGTCTGTGATACCTATATTTTACCCCTTACCGTTGGCTACCATTGGCTACCATTGGTAAGTTGTTATAATTCAATAATTTATAATTTACTATATTTCTTAAAAAACAATATTTTATACTAAAAAAGTAGTCCGTGGTAGCCAACGGTAGCCGCTGGTAGCCGCTGGTAGCCAAAATTGTTTTTATTCGTTGTGGGTTCATTTTTATATATTTTATTTATTATCAATATTTTATGTGCTGGTAGCCAATGGTAGCCAATGGTAGCCGGTGGTTTTTGGGTTATTCTGATAATTCTTCTAAAATTGTTAATAACTCGTCTAATAGTGGTATTTCGGCTTCTTCGTAGGTCGGGTTATCGGTTTGATAATAACATTCCCTACCACAGGTTTGATATTTTTTTGTTGTGATATTTGCGGCATTTTGTGCTTTAGAATTATCTTTAAACACATATTGATAGATATAACAACAATTACCCAAATATATACTGCTGACAATATTTTTTACGTCTCTAAACCATTTTAAAGCCAAGGCGATGGTCGGGGCGGAAAATCGTTCAAACTTCGTATCAACACCATTGTGATTTAAACACTCTAATGTGCGGTTAAGTTCATATTTACCATCTCCTGTAAGCAAGTAGTAATGGTTTGTTTTCCAATCAAACCCGGCATTTTTCAGCCGTATTGATTGGGACGCATTCGCTAATTGTAATTGTTCGTTCATAATTAAAATATTTTATTATCAGTTTGTTCATCATCATCGTCATCATTAGTTTCGGATATGTGCATGTTGATACCGTTTTGCTGTAGTTTGTCATAGTCAAAGGCTAATGCCCGTGTTACTTTGTATTTATGCATGGGGGTGGTGTTGGTTACAAAGTCTTTAGTTTGGTCGTAGTTTTCCATTTTGCCGGTGTCGGGATTTTCAACTTTGAATTTTACGGAATCAACCATTCCGAGATATTCCTTTGAGTTCTTTACATAAAATTCGAGGCTTTGGAGCGGTAGTACCTGTTCGGTGATTTGTTTGGCGTGTTTGCGGTAAAGTGGGAAGATGCGCCCGGGATCCATTAAGAGGATGTTTTTTGGCGGTGCCCATTCAATTGTGTCCGGATATTTGTTGGTTTTGAGTTTTTCTCGTTGTACTATTTTGAAGTCAATTTCATTTTTTATGAATGTCTCTTTGAAAATGTATTCGACGGTGTCCCAAAATACAGATATTTCGTTCCCTGACTGTACTTGAGAGTTTTGCTTTTCAATACATTGCGCAAACAATGTAACTATTTGATTTTGAGTAAAGCAAACGGAAATTTTATCGGCGATGGCGATGTACCCGGCTAATATCATTAACCAATTTTTCAATATGCGGTCCTCAATGTATTGGATGTTTTCCGTTTCGCCGGAGAGCAGTTCCATTGCGGTCTCATAGCCTTTGTCGTAGTTTTCTTTGAAATGGTCGCGGAGTGATAGGATTTCGTGTGTTATGTTGGTGAAGCCGTTGGCTGCGGTTTCTTTCAGTTGCTCGTACTTCTTGGTTTCTTCGGGCGTGTGTTCGGTTTTGGTGAACGTTGTGTACAGTAGTCGCGAAAAGAGCGCGATGTCGGCGGTGGGCATCTCCTGTCCGGCGATGATGATGCCGACGTCGGCTTTGGTAGTCTCTTTCTTTTTGTCCTTATCCATGTTCATTCGGGTACGTCCTGTGGAATTGTAAAGTCCCTTTAGAAACTCTATCTTTTCAAATTCTAAGGAGTTTTTGTATTCGTCAATCGCACAGAGTGCGTTGGAATATTGTGCGACGTGGTCTCCCAACGATGCCTTGGAACTGCTGTTGATATTTGGCGCCATCGGGTGATGCCCAAACGCCTGCAGTATGGTGTGATACAGTTCCGACTTACCGGTTCCCTTCAGTCCGAAAAGGTTGAGCAGCGGAAAATTGTTTGTTTTTTTGACGATTATATCTCTGAATAATGTATTGATGTAAAACAGTATCAATACAATAGCGTTATCGCCGAAAACGTCTGTCATCATCTTGCTAAAGTCGCGTAGCGACGTTTGGCTTTCCGGACGAAAGACGAACCGGCGCTCCGATTCGTAAACATCTTTGTCGCGTTTGTAAAAAGTGGAGAGCGCCGGTAGATAGTAGTTTCCCATGTCATCGGGAAGTTCTACGACGCCCATGTCATCAATCGGGTAAAATACGTTGTTGTAAAATATCCCGTTGCACCAAGCCCAGAAGCCTTGTGCCTGCCATCCTAATTGTTCGAGTTCCTTGCAACTCTTTGTGTTGTCGTACATGTACGCTTTTAGTTGCGTTAAGGAAATTTCATCTGTTTTCCAAAGGAAGTTGCCCAATCCTTCTACTTTCAACTTGAATGATTGTAGCGAAATCAGGTCCTTCTGGTCTAATTCTATTTGATGCGCTATTCCATATTCATTGATGATGGAAAAGATACGTTTCGGCTTACTGACGGATTCGACGTGAAAAAGCGGTTTGAGAATGAAGTTGGATCCGTAATTCCCAATTCGTTGGAACCAGTACTTCCCGTTTTCTTCCATGAAGCCGTAACGCTTAAGCATGGGATCTTCTTCTTCTTCGTTTTGGGCGGAGTGGTGTCCCGTCCTGAAGGATGGGGTAATGGGTTTATTTTCGTCTTTGAGACGTTGCAAGCAACGCTTGTACGTCTGTGATAGCTGTTGTTTTATTTTATATCTTTTGCCAATTTCATCAACATAGAAAGTGGCGGTATTGTCATCTGTAGCGGTTAACAGATCGGCGAACTTTTGCACAACGCCCGATTTCATGACGGGCGTTTTTGCGGCGTCATATTCCCGTGCAAACCTCCATGTCATGTAATCATGCAGGTTTTCTTCCGTCTCGTAATCTTCTATATTAATGGTTTTAAAAAAAGTGTCGGCGTCGGTTTTTTCGTTTGCATCAGGTTTTCCAAGTTGCAAAATTTGCACTGCGAATCCATCCTTAACGAGCGCCTCGCCGTTTTTGATGGTGGCTGCAATGCCGGCGGTGTCGCTGTCATAACAAAGTATTACCGTCTCGGCGCCGGACTTTTTCAGTAGTGCGATTTGGTCGGTAGTGAGGGCGGTTCCGAGTTGCGCGACGGTGTTTGGTCGCCCGATGGCGTGCAGTCGCATACAGTCGGTGTTACCTTCGACAAGGTAAACGGTTTTGGTTTTCCGGATTTTGGCGTGAGCGATGTGGTAGCCGTAGAGCGTTTGTCCCTTGTGATAGATTTCGGATTCGGCGGAATTGATGTATTTAGACCCCCCAAGCCCTCTCAGAATGGATGGTGTGCCTCCCGCGGTAGCCTCATCCGTGTTTGGTAGGATGCGCCCGGAGAAACCAACGGTTTGTCCAAGTCTGTCCCAGATTGGAAAGATGATACGGTTGTAGAATGGATCGTATAGGCTGTGTTTGCCCTCTTTCAGGATGCCGATTTCTACTAAAAACTCTGTTTTCAGTCCGTTGTCGGCGCAATATTTTAGTAGCGGTTCAACACTGTTTGGGGCGTATCCCAATTTGAAGGTGGCGCTGATGTCGCTGCTGAATTGTCGGTCGTTGGTTATGTAGTCTAATGCTTTGCTGTTTTGTTGTAGGTTCTCTACATAAAAGTTTTGAATTATACGTAGCGTCGTGGTGATGGATGATTTCCGTTTCATTGCGGCTTCTTGAATTGCTTGCTCTTCGGGGGTAATGGTGGTATCTTTTAGGTCGGAAAATAAATAGCGTTTGGCTAACCATCGCAACGCCTCCGGATAGGTCATCTTTTCATGTTTCATCAGGAACCTAACGGCATCACCACCCTCTCCGCAACCGAAACACTTGTAAATTTGTTTCGACGGACTAACCGAAAACGACGGCGTCTTTTCATCATGAAACGGGCAATATGCCAGATAGTTGACGCCCTTTTTGGTGAGTTTAACAAAGGCGCCAACGACATCAACGATGTCGACACGGGATAGTATTTTGTCGATTTTATCTTGTGGTATCATTCTATCGTTATTTGTATTGCGTAGTGAAACTCTTTGATTAATATATTTATGGCTTTTTCAATCTCGAAGTACGGCTCAGGCGTGTATGTATGCGGAATGAAGATGTATCGTGTTTTTTTGCAGTAGAGAATACCATTTCTTCTGAGTTTCTGATGTTGCCGGTAACGGCGGCATTCTTTCTTGAGCGAGTATTTTTTGACACGGCGTTTCATTTTAAATACATTGGCATGATTATTATTTCAATATCGTCAAAGGAGATGAAACATGCTTTTGTTTTTTCGTGATATTGAAAGGTTATGATTTGTTTATTTAAAGCCAAGGCTGTAAGGAAAATGCGGTTGATCATGTCCGGATGAAAGGTTAAGTCGTCGCCGATTCTTATTCCGGCACGAGGTTCGTCGTCATCGTTGGATATTTGGGCAAATTTTACCAATGGAAATGTTTTATCTATTTTACCTGTTCCGTCGCATTCGTTGCAGGTGTACATTGAGCCGCATTCATCGCATTTTTTTTCTCCTACGCCATTGCATATATTGCAATCTTTTTTTTCCAATTCCATTCGGCATTTAGCGAGTTCACGGGAAAGCCGTTCCGTATCTATAGTGATTTTTTTGGCTGCCGAGTCTTTTGCTTCTTGTAGTATATGCTCTGCGTTCGGAAATTTTTCGACTGATTTGTATGGCAGTAGTAATTTTTCATACGGTATTTTTATTGCAATATTACCGTTTGACGCATATACAAACCCGTTTTCACTTAGATGGGGTCTGTGTAAATTTTTTCTGTATTTGTCCGTTGAGACAAAGATGTTTAAGATGTAATCTAACATGATTTTACGTTTTTATATTATATTTCTTTCCCACAAAATGGGCAATAAGTGGGTATGATGTGTGTGTCAAATTTGCGTGTTCTTTTCCCATTTTGTATGCGTCCAATGGCGTTAAAGTATAACGGGTACCCCGTTGTGTACAAGAATTTTGGTGAAAGACTTACGTTTTCTATAACCTCGCATCCTGTGTTTCGCTCAACCATTTGTTCGGTGAGCGTTGTTTCTAATTTTTCTATACAATCGCACATAACTATTTATTATTAAAGTTAAACATATTATAATCCCGTGTAACGCAGTTGCTTGGCAACTCCTCACGACTGATGCCTGCTTGCTGCAAAAGGCTGTTTTTGAAGTAGATTTTCGAATTGTTTTTGTTGATAAAAGACACAGCCCAATCCATAAACCATATCAGATTATCATCATTATATTTTTTGCCACTCTTTAACCCGACTTTAAACAAGTCGCAAAAAGAAACGGTCTTTTCAATCATGTTCAGGCTGCTTTTGGCATCAATTATCGGCTCTATGGATGCCCATGTTTTGAAACCTGCCTCGTGCAGTTTTTTCATCGCTTTTATCCGTTCGATGTTGGTGGATGCGCCGGGTTCGAGTTCGTCGTGTCCGGTGAGGGTGAAGCCGAAGGCGCATAATGTTTTCCATTTTTCTCTATTGTCTTTTTCGTATTCTACTAAATCATCAACCCATCCCGTGCACTTTGTTAGAATTTTACAAGGAACATTCTTTAATATTGCCATTTCTGCTGCAGACCATGTTAAAATCTCGGTTATATATTGCAACATCGGGTCTGTCGTAAAACTAAACAATAGTCCGTGCTTTTGCAGTTCCGGAAGATTTTTCAGCAATTCCTTTTCAAACGCTTCCAAAGCGTGCTGTTCGTCTTTGAAACACTTTCTTAGCGTTGGAACATCACCCCATCCCCAGCGGTTATTGAAACAATAGGTACAGGAATTGCTGCACCCTTTGTAGAAGTTGCAGGCGTATTTTGCGTACTCCGCCGCCGCGCCGTTTGGCATTTTAATTGCTTTTGTGTTCATTTCCGTATCATTTTCTTTCGATTGGTCGCCAGTGGGTAACTGTCCATGATTTGGCGTGAAATCCGTTTGCTATTAAATTATGTATGATATCCCATCTTCCACCAAGTCCTTTATAATAATTTCCCAGTGTAGTTATCGTAAATGGTTCTTTTTGTACTGGCGTTGCCGCTCTTGTTGGTGGATGCGGTTCGCATAGTATTTTTACAAGTACGTTGTCAATATTTTCCGGCAATTCGTTTTTAACATCAATCCACTGTTGCGCCCACAGTGCGCCATCGGCGAATGCCGATTGTTCGCTGTGGGTTGTTCGCTCTTGTGTTGCGTATTCATCCGCTGCTTCGCTAATTGTTTTCATCGTCCATGTCATTTATTTCGTAACTCCATTCGTAGGCATCTCCAAAGTCTATTTTATCGCTTAACCATTCAAAGGCTTGTAATGTGTTCTTATTGGCTAATTTATTATGATCATCACTGTCTATTTCTCCGCTATCATAGATGCCGGATAGACCGTCATAAACCTCATCGGTAACTTCTAAGTCGCATAATCCTACTGTAAAAGTGCATTGTACTGTTAAATTTTCAATTGCTTTCATATTCTAACGCTTTTTGTAATATTTTAATGATTTCCTTTATTTCTATACGGTTTACATCTGCAAATGCCTCAGAATCATTTGTGTTTAATTGAATTTGGTTGCAACTTTTGTGTACGCAAAATTGAAATTCGCCGTATTCGTCTGTTGACTCAAATATAAATTGGTTTTTAGTTTCAATCGTTTTCATTTTCAATCATTGCTATTTGATAATTATATTTATCTTCCGACATGGATTTCGGTGTCGATTCAATGTCGTTTTCGTTCCAATGCCGCCCACAGTTTCTACATATTTCGATTATCATTTCCATCTTGGAGATGTGGTCGAAACAATGCGGACAGTAGTGTATTCCGGATATAAGGTATTGTTCTGTCATACTATCACCTCCGGATGTCCGTACAACTCGAAACTGTCGGCTTCGGGTTCCAAGTTGTTGATTTTTACTTCGGCAAGTTGCCTCGCTTCCTGAGAAGTCAGCGCCGGCACTTCTACCGTGCGACTGTGCGATGTTCCGTCATACAATACTATATATGGTACGCGGTACGTTTTTGCTGTGGTTTCATATTTTACCTCCTTGTTTTCGTTGTTATTCATAAATTGCCTCCTTTTTGATATATTTAAACATTTTCAAATTTCATATTTGCTTTTCTCAGCACGTCCGACAGCAGGAATTTATATTTGCTGCTTCCCGGATTTGTTGGCGTCAGCCATTTCTGTTTTATCCAATTCGTTACTGTTACGGGGTGGACGCCGCATATCTCGGCCACGGTAGAGGTGCCAACTTCGATGCGCTTGTAGCGGTCAAAGAAGACGTCGGTTATCTCTGCGCGCAACACCTTCCGAATGTCTGTCATCTCTTCCTGCAATACCTCTTTGAAGTCTTGCTTGTTTAGTTGCATGAGGGGGATTGTTTTCATTTTATCATTCAAAATTAATCAACAACTGATTATTATTTGCCCTCCACTCCTCGAAAGTTACTTTTCTGGTGGTGTTGAGTTGGTTTTCCGCCTCGTACATGCGTTTTTTGGCGGTGTTGAAGTTGGATTTTGCCAACTGATACACTTCCAATTGCTGCTCGATGGCTTTGTCGCGTTGCGACAGAAACTCCGACTGCTCTGCGAAGTGGCGGAACAAGGCATCGTAGCACTCCAAGCGGTATTTAGTTACCGTTTGCCGTGCCTCCTCGTTCACATTCTTCGGACTGATAGTGAACAGCCATCCGAATACAAATTTGAGAGGAATGCAGACCATTTCGTACTGTTTTCCGTCGGCTCCAGTTGCCGTGCTCAGCACGGTAACTGAACTTAAAATTTCGTCCTCATAGAGTTTTCTTCTTTGAGCGTCTTCGTCCACCCCCAATGCTTGGCAAATTGGTTTAATCGGGATCAATTTTTCCGTGCTATCGCTTACCATTTGGATAGCAACGTTGTTTACTTTTACTAAGGTTTTTGTGTCCATGTTGTTGATATTTAATAATTTATTCTATTTTACCCCCAAACATCGGTGATGCCGTGCTCGAGGAAGATTTTTTCAATTGCTTCTACTTCGACTTTGTTAGGGATTACTGCCCCGTACAGTCGGTTGTACCATGTGCTTGTTGATTTTATTCCAAGCGCATCCTTGATCTCTTGGCGGACAGTTTTTGCGTCCCCATTTTTGACTTTGTCAAAACCTTTTTTAAATCCGTTGTTACTTTCCATTTTTATTGTTATTTTTGCCGTTATAAAAGATAAAAATATCGGGTGCAAAGATACATCTTTTTAGTTGTACAAAACAAGTTTTTTTGATTTTTTTTGATTTTTTTTGAAAAATAATTTTTAATTTATTGATAATGAGTACTATTGGAGAAAGAATTAAATTGATAATGGAGCATTACGGAATGAATACACGTAGTTTTGCTGAATACATTGGTTTTGAGAGGAATCAAAACTCCCGAGTCGTTAAAAAGATTAACGGACAGGAGAATCCATCTTATGATATGTTGATGTTAATAATAGAAAAATGCGACGAAATAGATGTAGAATGGTTGATGACTGGAAAAGGAAAAATGCTGAAAAGTTCGGAAGGTGATGTTGATTTTTACAAAAATCATGTTGCCAGTTTGCTAAAAATCATTGAAAATTTGACGGACAAAGGGGAAAACGTCGCACCATTAGAATCTATGCGGCACGTAAGGTGTTAGTGATGAATATTTAAAATTAAAGTGCAAAGATATAAAAAAGTTTTATTCTACACCAATGTAATGAATGTAAATGTGAATCAATATGGCATCAGTAAGATATTACCTGCGCACCAAGTCCGCCCGCAGTACGTCATTAATCGGAAGCCTCAGTTATGATGGCAACGAGTTTCGTTTTGACACGGTCTATATGGTTTCGCCCAAAAACTGGGACCAGAAAAAACAGAGGGTAAGCAATAAAGAGCGTGATTATGAAACTATTAACAGCTATCTTGTTAGAAAATCTGCGGAAATCCTACAGCTGCACGATGACTTGAAACGGGAAGAAAGGCTGAATAATGCAAACCTTGCATCCGCCTTGTCAGGAAATCTGAAAAAGACAACCACGAAAAAAACGCTGTACGAACACATTGAAGACATGATCAGGTACAGGCAGGATGAAAAAATCATCAATAAAAAGGGATTTGATGCCACGCTTGGCAAATACAAAACGGTGTATGAAAAGGTAAAAGATTTTGCTAATCGGAAATATGGCAGAGATGTTGACTTCGAGGATATTGACCTTGAGTTTTATAAAAATTTTGTGAGCGACCTGAAAGAACAAAACTATGTCCCAAATACGATAGCTGTCTTTGTTAAAAAGTTGAAACGGTTTTTGAACGTTGCTACCACCATCGGCATAAACCAAAATCTTATTTACAAAAGTACCGAATTTAAAGCGCCATCCGAAACGAAAAAACATATCTATCTCGATGAGGAAGAAATCTTAAAACTGTACAACTTAGAACTTTCGGGCGAATTTGAAATGGCAAGGGACCTCTTTGTGATAGGTTGCAGAACGGGACTTCGGGTAAGCGATTACAGGCGATGTGTTGATGGCGCCGTGGAAAACACAGGACTAATTTGCGTGGACAATACCGACAAAACCGGCGAACCTGTGTATGTTCCCTTGCATTGGCAGGTGAAAGAGATGTTGAACAAATACAGCGGAATGCCAAAGTTGATAGGCGAGGTGTTGATCAATCGGTACATGAAAAAGATCGGAGAGATGGCAAAAATAGACAACCTCGTTACAGACACAAGGCGCGGACGTAATCGCCCCAAGGACGCCAGTGAGTTCTGCGAAAAATACAAATTAATCACAACGCACACCGCCCGAAGAAGCTGTGCAACGAACATGTACCTCGCCGGATTTGACCTGTATTTTATACAGGGAGTTCTAGGACACACAAAGATAACTACCACCATTAACTATCTCGGAATAACCAGAAAGGTTATGGCAATGAAAATGCTCGACCATGAGTATTTTAAAAAGCCACAGGAAAATCCGTAG